TTGATTTTGAAATAGCTGGAAAAGCAAATATTCAAGTGGCTTACTGGGTACAAGCTAATTGCGACTTTGACCAATTAATATTAGAATTTTATAAACCTGATGATGGACAAGCTGGGTGGGTACATATTTCGTATAACGAGAAAGGTGCAAACAGAAAACAAGTATTAACATTTGATGGAAAATCATATAGTAATGGACTACCTGAAATGAAATGGAAAAAAGGAGAAGTTGTAGAATAATATGTTTTTTAATGGAATTGAATTTTTAAACAATTTATTTAAACACTTAAACAAGGAAAAGAAAATGCCAAAAAGCAAATACAAAAAATTTAAAAAGAAAGCTGGGAAAACTGGCAAAGGAAAGTCTTATACTTATCCTAAAAAGAAAATGAAATAATGCCATCACAAAGTCAAAAAAATGGAGAAGCGATTATACGTATTGAGGGCGAGTTAAAATTACTCAAACAAGAAATTTATAATTTACGAGGTAATCATATTGCACATTTAGAAATGAGAATTTCTCGAATGGAAAAAGTAATGTGGACTATTTGTTTGATTGCTACGACTCACTTACTCTTCACAGTATTGCATTAATTCAACTTATGGCATATACAAGATATAGTATATGTTTAAATCAATTTTAGTTATATCTGACCTACACATCCCCTATCATCATCAAGATAGCTTTGAATTTTTAAAAGCAATTAAAAAAGAATTTAAACCAGACTTTATCGTTAATATTGGCGACTTGTTAGATTTTCACGCAATCAATATGCACACTCACGATCCAGATTTATATTCTGCTGGACACGAATTAGATAAATCCAAAGAATACATAAAACAATTAGAATCTATTTTTCCAAAGATGGTTGAAGTAGAAAGTAATCACTCTAGCTTGGTTTATAGAAGAGCTTTAAAATATGGAATGAGTCGTCAGTTCTTAAAAGACTATGGAGATTTTTTAGGAACAAAGAAATGGAAATGGGTAGATGATTTAACTTTAAAAATGAGTAATGGACAAAAGTGTTTCTTTACACATGGAAGAAGTGCTGATGTATTAAAGGTATCTCAAACAATGGGTATGAGTGCTGTGCAAGGCCCCTACCATACGAAGTTTGTTATAAGCTATTGGGCTAATCCTGATAATCTATTTTTTGCGATGAATGTAGGATGCCTTGCTGCTCAAAAACACATGGCTTTTGCTTATGCCAAAAACTTTAGAACGAGATTTATTATGGGTTCTGCTGTTATTGTAAATGGTATTCCACGATTATTACCAATGGTCTTGAACTCTAGTGGAAGATGGATTAAGAAGATAGTATGAACAAAAATGGTACTTTAAACGAACATACAAGCCCACAGACTGCGTTAAAAGAACAAAGTGGGGGTAACCATTACCTAGATAATGCTATTCAGCCAATAGAATACATCGTGGCTAATAAGCTTAACTTTATTGATGGCAATATTGTGAAGTATGCAACGAGAAAAAAAGATGGCGAAACAGATGAAGAAAGATATAACAAAATTATTCATTATGCCAAACTTGGTAAAGAATTTAAAAAAGAAAATCCAAAACAAGAATCTTGGGTTGATGGATATAAGAAATGGAAAAAAAATAATGTGGTTTAGTGCAATCAAAATGGCTGTAAGTGCTGGAAGCCATATCTATAAAAAAAGACAAGAAACTAAAATGCGTATGGCAGACGCACAATATCTTCACGCAGAAAAGATGGCTAAAGGGGAAGAAGCATATCAAGGCAAATTATTAGAAGCTAGACAGAACGATTACAAAGACGAAATAGTCCTTTTAATTTTAACTCTTCCAATCATTGTGTTAGCTTATGGTGTCTGGTCAGACGATCCAGAAGCTATGGCAAAGATAAATTTATTCTTTGAACATTTCCAAGCTCTTCCATCTTGGTTCACTAATTTGTGGATTTTAGTATGTGCGAGTATTTTTGGAATTAAGGGAACACAAATCTTCAGGAACAATAAAAAATAATGCTAGGAATGAATTGGTTTAAAAAAAAAGAAAAGAAAAAGGTAGTCAGTCATTCTATTGATTATGTTATTACAGAGCTAGATGTTAAGCTGCATAGTTATCATACTCCTTTAGGATGTTATGCTTCATTTATTTTTATAGATGAGAAACCACATTTCCCTAGAGTCAAAAGAACCCTACATGAACTCAACAAACACCCTGACGCATTTGTTTTGAGTCATCATTATAATACTAAAGAAATAACTTCTAAAACTGATTTAACAGGTTTAGAGATAATTCGTCATTAAATATAAACAACCTATTAAGCCACTCACAAGAGCAACACCCAAAACACAAAATATTACTTTTTTTAATTCTGTGCGATTGTCTATTCTTTCGTATTTACCTTTTTCATTTATATATAAGTATGCCATCTCTCCTCCTTTATACCACAAGGGCAACAGAAAGGACATTAATGCCGCCCAAGTGGATTCAGAAATACCGCTAGGCAGAGTCTGAATTTCTATCCCTCTTGCTTACCAGCAAGGGTTAAATCTCTTTTTACCTCTGTTTGTCTAACAGATAAATAGCGATCTAAATTATTATAATTCAGTTTAGCTTTAATAAGCTGACCCTCTGCGTGGGCATAGCTTTTGATAATATCTTGATATTCGGTGTCGGTTCTAGCTTTATGTTCGGCTTCTGCGATTGATTTACATACAAGCTTATGTTTAGCAAAGCATTTAGAAAAGGTAGCTTTTCTTCCCTCATCTAATAAAATAACTTTCTCTGCCCATTCACTCCATTGATTAGAAGCTTCTGTCATTCTTTTATATGCTGCTTTACTATTTAGATTAAGTGTGTCCATTGTTATCTCCTATGGGTAATTATACATATCTTCTGCATATTTTTTAAGTTCTCTAATTTTCTTTTCGTATTTAGTTATCTTATTAATCATTAACCTATCCGCTTCCTTTTTAACCTTTTCAATCTCTTGAACTAATTGAAGTCTTAATTCTCCATTTAACTTTTTATGGGATTTTTCAATTTCAATAAGTCTTTGATTTTCAAGATTGAGAAGTTGGTTTTCTTCATGAGCTAAATCCAAATCTTTCTTGACTCTTTCTAGCTCGTTTTTTAACCAAATGATTTCGTTGGTTTGATTGACCATAATTAAAAAGGAATTTCATCATCAAACGATTCCTCCTCTTCTTTTACAACAACTTGACTCTTTTGTATAGGTGGTGCTTTAGCTGCTATTGTATGGGTGTCGTATGTTTGTGTAGCTTGGGGTTGCGGTTGTACTTGAACAGGTGGAACTTGTATCTTTTTCATTCCATCTATTGCACCTGATTTATAGGGTTTAATCATATACAAGCAAATTATTTGTTCTGTTCTTTGCCCATATTTTTCTTCTTTGGCATCTTGTACTCGACTTCCCCACTTCAACATATACCCAGCCCTTGCGTAAGCTTGTACTTCAGGTGTTTGATACCAATTCATTACTTCAGATAATCCATATAGCTTCTTTGTTAAACTACATTGGAATTTAGCTTTAGTAGATGGTGCTTGGTATTCAAAACTAGGTGCTGTCTTTCCTGTTTCGTATAACTTTAATTGTAGCCCACAAAAGGGCATACTATATTTATTTTCCATGTTTTTTACTCCTTAATTTATTGTACTCATTCATTCGTTTCTTAAAATCTTCTTCAATCGCATTAATATACTTACAAGCTTTAAAAGCTTTTAAATATTTAGGTGTGATTTTATAAGACATTAATGAAACGTCTTTGGCTGGTTCTTTAGGAACATTCAAGATTGCTAGATAGTCTATCTTATAATCAGTTGAATCTTCACAAAGTTTTTTATAAGTGTGTAGTTGAATAGGCATATCAAAATAAAATTCTTTAGAAGTTTTTATATCTAATATTCCATATTTACCTTTCCACGATGGTTTCGTCACAATCATATCCAATGTGCCACACACGTCTAAATCTGTGCTGTACATTGTTTTTTCTGTTTCCATTGCTTTAAAACCTGACTTATCCCAATAAGCTTTAAACTTATTAAACATAGTCTTTAAAGGTTCGGTTTCAGGTAAAGCAAAGTCTTGTTTGGTTACATAACATTCTGCAAGTTTATGCAGATTTGTA